CGCTAGACCAATGAGTGAAACCACTCGATTAGAAAGGGAGAAGAAACGACTTGAAAATTAAAATAAACAATATGGTTTTAAAGTTTAAAAAGCTAAACGATACTGCAATTATACCATCATACGCCAAACCGGGTGACGCCGGTTTGGATTTGGTTGCGACGGAAGTATTGGAAGAATCCATGCAACAAATAAAATATGGGACTGGAATCGCAGTAGAAATACCCGAAGGTTATGTGGGGCTATTGTTTCCACGTTCATCGGTTTCTAAAACAAATTTGAGTTTGGCGAATTCGGTTGGAGTTATAGATAGTGGATATCGTGGACAGATTATGTGTGTGTTTAATAAAGTAAATAACCCAATGTTATCATCATACAATGTTGGTGATAAAATTGCGCAACTTGTGATAGTAGCTTGTCCACAATTTATAGTTAAAGAAGTTACAGAATTATCAGATACAGAACGTGGTGAAGGTGGATTTGGTTCAACTGGAAAATAAAAAAATATATGAGTTTTTTCGCAAATGATATAAATAAAAGAGAACACAGTCTTTGGTGTGAAAAATACCGTCCTACAAACCTTTCGGAGTACGTAGGTAATCAAATGGTAAAAGAAACAATACAGCATTATCTTACTGCCAATGATATTCCACATCTGCTTTTCTATGGAAAACCGGGCACCGGTAAGACCACATTGGCAAAGCTGATTGTTAATACTATTAAATGTGATAGTATGATTATAAACGCTTCGGATGAAAACAATGTGGAGACGGTAAGAACAAAAGTAAAGAATTTTGCATCGTCCGTTGGATTCGCAGGATTCAAAGTGATTATACTTGATGAGTTTGATTATATGACTCCAAACGCGCAGGCAATCCTTCGTAACCTAATGGAAACATTCAGTAAGCATTGCCGATTCATTTTGACGTGTAATTACATTGAGAAAATTATTGACCCGATTCAAAGCCGGTGTCAATCTTTCGCAATAACTCCTCCGACTAAAAAGGATGTGGCAGTACAAATGTCTAATATTCTAAATGCAGAAGGTATTAAATTTGACCCAAAGAATTTGGTTGATATTATCAATTCATACTATCCCGATATTCGTAAGATAACTAATACATGCCAACTTCAATCGGCAAGAGGTGAATTGAAAGTAGACCACCAAATAATGGTGGAATCAAACTTTCAGACAAAATTAGTAGAGATTCTTAAATCAGATTTGGACAAACGTAATATGTTCATGTCAATAAGACAAGCAGTTGCAGATAATAAACTAAATGATTATTCGGAAATCTATACTATGCTTTATGATAAAGTTGATGAATATGCTGCAGGCAATACGGCTAATGTTATTCTAACCATAGCAGATGGGATGTCGAAAGATGCTTTGGTAGTGGACAAAGAAATTGTATTTGCATCTACTATGATTCAAATACTTAATATTATAAAATAAAATTATGCAAGAAACCTTAAAAACGGAAATTTTACATAAATCTATGTGGAATATGTATAGTGTAATGAAAAATGATAATTTTACATTTGAAGGTTACAGAGCAATTCAAAAGATTGAGATGATACAGCATATTCTTCCATATTTCTCTAACATAGAAGAATATGAAATATGTAGTGAATTGACAAAAGAAATAGAAAAAATAAAATCATACAAATACTTAACATTATAAAATAAATAAAAATGCAGCAACAACCGCAACCAGTACAGGCTAATATGTCCCTAAATGATGGTAGAGATGTACCATGTGAATGTGGAAACCGAATCTTTATGCCAGGATTCAGATTTAAAAAATTTAGTAGATTATTGACTGGACAGCCAAACGATTCTATCCTTCCGATTGAATTGTTCCTATGCACGGCGTGTGGAAAACCTCTCAATGAACTACTCCCAGCTGAACTAAAAGAAGAAGGGCAATCTCCTAAAATACAATTACAATAATGGCGAAATCTTTGTTTGAACATATCAAAGCCATAACTTCAGAGCAAGACCCAAATTACTTTGATAAGCTGGCTGATGAGGACTTAAAGAGTTGGTCGAACTTTATGATTAACAGGTTCCTTTCAATGAACCCCGATTGGGTAGAATTGGTAGCAACGCTTTTACCTTTAACTCAAACACTTCGTCCGCAGGATATGTATAAAGTTTATATTAATGTAATTCCAAAAGGAAAATACTTTTTGAATTATGTTAAAGGTAAAAAAGAATCAAGCTACGAAGATTTTATAGTTGAGTTGATTGTACGTGAATATCAATGTTCAATAAACCAAGCAAATGACTATTTGGATATTTTATATTCTACCAAAGAAGGACGTGAAAACATCAAGTACATTTGTGAGAGATATGGTATAGAGAAAAAATTAATAACTAAATTAAAACTTAAAGTATAGTGGCACGAGTTTCGTTTTCCCAATATTCAACTTGGAAAAATTGTCCGAATCAGTATAAGTTAAATTACATAGATGAACTTTCGGAATCTAAATCCAATGTAAGCCTAATATTCGGAACGGCAATGCACGAAGTGCTTCAATCTTACATAGACGTCTGCTTGCGATTATCGAAATCGCAGGCAGACCGTTCTATGAATTTGAAACAATTACTTACAGAAAAGATGCGAGATGGATATCAGAAAGAATCTGAAAAGTGTAAAGAAGATATTTGCACAAAAGATGAATTGGTTGAGCATCTAAACGATGGTATTCTTATTTTAGAACAATTTCAAAAATCAAAACACTTCAACAAATTTTTTGATTTAAAATATGATGAAGTAATAGCCATAGAGCAACCCCTAAATACAAAGGTAAAAGATAATGTAAATTTTATCGGGTTTATTGATTTGGTTATTAAGGATTCATTTAATGGTAAGTATCGTATAATAGATTTCAAAACATCTACAAAAGGATGGTCTTCTTACCACAAAAAAGATGAAGTTAAAAATTCACAAATATTAATTTACAAAAAATTCTACTCGGAGTTATTTAGCGTATCGCAAGATATGATAGATGTTGAATTTATTATCTTAAAAAGAAAAATACCGGCGGATACTGAATATCCAATTCCAAGAGTATCAAAGCATGTTCCTGCCAATGGTAAGCCAAGTGTTAATAGAGCTTGGGCCGGGTTTATGGATTTTGTAAATACCGTCTTTGATGAAAATGGAAATAGAAGAACCGATATTACGTATCCAAAGAAACCATCTAAATTATGTGAATGGTGTGAATTTTTTGGTAAGCATTGTGATGGAAAATAAATTTTGTATATACTTATATATAAACAAAAGTATATGGCAAAATTAAAACTGACAACAGTAAAGGTTTTGGAAGACTTATATGATAAAGAGTTTAAAATGTTCATCATTCGTGACGGCATAAACTTTCAAAAACTTGTCAATAGGTCAATGGATCTTTACACAAAAAATGATGATTTTAGAAAACAAATTAACACTTACACTGGATTACAAATAAGCGGTTCACAATTGTAAAATTATGGCTAAAAAGAAAATTTTGTTACTTTCCGATGATTTAAGAATGCCATCTGGCATTGCTAACATTTCAAAACAATTGGTTTTAGGTACGGTCGATAAATATGATTGGGTTCAATTGGGAGCAGCGATACAACACCCAGAGCAAGGTCAAATAATGGATTTAACCCAAAGTGTACGTGATGTAACTGGGGTACAGGATGCTAATGTAAAGTTGTATCCGTGTGATGGTTACGGTAACGCGGATATAATTCGTGCGTTATTGATGCGAGAAAAGCCAGATGCCATTCTACACTTTACTGACCCACGATATTGGATATGGTTGTATGATATTGAACATGAAATTCGCCAATCAGTTCCATTGTTGTTTTATCATATTTGGGATGATTTGCCAGATCCAAAATATAATCGTGATTACTATGAAAGTTGTGATTGGATTGGATGTATTTCAAAGCAAACATATGGTATAACACGTCGTGTGTGGGGATGGGATGCACAATCACAATGGAAGCAACCAAAAGATTGGCAAGTTAGTTATGTGCCGCATGGTATTAATCCCGATTTATACAAGCCGATTGATGTTCCTGAAGAATTTAGAAAAAAGATTTTAGGAGATAAAGAATACGATTTTATATTGTATTGGAATAATAGAAACATTAGAAGAAAGCAACCAATGGATGCGTTACTTGCATTCGAACAATTCAGATTAGGATTACCTGAAGAAAAAAGAGATAGAGTATGTATGTTGATGCACACTCAGCCAGTTGATGAAAATGGAACTGATTTACCAACAATGGTACAACATTGTATGCCGGATGCCCATGTAATCTTTGATGATGGGAGATGGACAGAAACCGAGCTCAATTATCTATACAATATTGCGGATGTAACAATCAATTTAGCATCTAATGAAGGATTTGGATTAGCAACCGCAGAATCGGTAATGGCCGGAACTCCTATCATTGTAAACGTTACTGGTGGATTGCAAGACCAATGTGGTTTTAAATTAAAAGGGACCGATAAGTATCTAACGGCAGAAGACTATGTAAAGATTGGGTCTTTGCATGATAAAAAGAATTATGAATCAGCAGTAACTTGGGGAGAATGGGTAACACCGGTATGGCCAACTCGTTCTGTAAATGGATCCGTACCAACACCATATATTTTTGATGATAAAGTAGATTTTGATGATGTGGCACCACTTATTCGTTATTGGTATTTAATGCCCAAATGGCAAAGGAAAGCATGGGGATTGAATGGCAGAGAATGGATGATGGGTGATGGTGGATTGAGCACACAAAATATGTGCCAAACACTTATTGATGGAATCGAATCTACATTTGAAAATTGGAAACCAAAGAAAAAATTTGAATTGTATAGTATATGAGTAAACCAACATTGTTATATCAAGCACCAATAGCGACACGCAGCGGGTATGGAGACCATGCACGAGATTTATTACATTCCATTTGGAAATTGGATAAATTTGAAGTAAAGATTATTTCTACTAGGTGGGGACAAACCCCAATGGATGCACTTTCATATGAAAATGCCTTTCACAAATGGATTATAGATAATGTAGTACCTGCACCAGAAAGAAAACCGGATATCTTCATACAAATGACAGTTCCAAATGAATTTCAACCAATAGGTCATTATAATATTGGTGTAACTGCGGCAATAGAAACCACTATATCCCCACTAAGTTGGATACAAGGATGTAATCGAATGGATTTGATAATCACAGTTTCGGAACATTCAAAGCGTTCACTAATCGAAAGTATATACTCCGAACATAATCGTGATACACAACAATTTATAAGAAATCATCAAATAGAAAAGCCAGTTGAAATTCTTTTTGAAGGTTACGATGAAAATGATTTTGCCACAAAAGATATACAAAAAGTTTCTGAATTGGATGAAATAAAAGAAGATTTTGCTTTTTTATTCGTAGGACATTGGTTGAAAGGTAATGTGGGTGAAGATCGTAAAAATGTAGGAATACTACTTAAAACTTTTTCTTTAGCATTTAAAAATGAAAAGGTAAAACCTGCGTTAATTTTGAAAACATCAACCGCATCATTTAGTGTGCGGGATAGGGAGCACATTGTTCGTAGTATTAAAAACGCGTTAGGTTCTGATTATGGTAAAGTTCCAGTGTATTTGTTACATGGTGACCTTTCGGCAAAACAAATGAACGGACTTTATAATCATAAAAAAATAAAAGCAATGGTATCTTTCACAAAAGGTGAAGGATTTGGTCGCCCACTTTTAGAGTTTTCTTTAACTGGCAAACCCGTAATTGCATCAAATTGGAGTGGGCATTTAGATTTCTTAAAAGAAGGAGCAGTTTTACTTGAAGGGGAATTGAAAAACGTGCACGAATCTGCCGCAGATGATTTTCTTTTAAAAGAATCAAGCTGGTTTAATGTAAATGTTTCTAACGCGACTATCAAACTAAAAGATGTATATAAGAATTACGAAAAGTATAAAAAGGATTCTGAAAAGTTGGGAGAATACAATAGAGCAAATTTTACCCTTTCAAAAATGACACAAGAATTGGACGGAATATTCAAAAAATATTCTATTTATGACAGGAGTGTAGAGCCGAAAGCTGTAAAGCTACAACTACCTAATCTCAAAAAAATAGAACTACCAAAACTTAAAAAATTAGAATTGCCAAAAATTGATTCTTAAAAATGTCGGAATATAATCTAAAATATAAACCATTTATAAATGATAAAAACATCATTCTTCCACAAAAAATGGAACGAAATAAATTTTATCTTATTAAAGAATATAAATACACCGATGGAGATAGAGTAAAATATCGGGATATGGAAGCACCAATTGTTTACACATTGTTTGTATCAAAAACAAAAGATATAGTCCATTGTGTAAAAGTATCCAATGTTAGTCCCAATATAGTTAAAAGAATGTTTGGCAAATTATATAACGAACAAACTGAAAAATTAGAAATAAAAGGAAGTGCGAGAAACACGTATAATGATTCTGTAAAAAAAGTACCATCAATTAATAATAATGCATATAGAACTTATAAATTGAGTGGAATTACACGTATTTTAGAATTAAAAATGGAAGTAGAAAAAATAGTGCCTAAATCAAAATTAATTCAAAAGGCAAAACCAAAGCCAAAAGTAGAACCTAAAAGTAAAAAATAAGTTTTAATGAAAATAAGTTACGCTATCACAGTTTCAAATGAATTTGATGAAACGATTAGATTAATCAATCACCTTAAAAACTATAAGGGAGATAACGCGGAAATAGTTGTTCTATTGGATTCACCAAAAGCACCAAAAGAGTTAGAGGAATTTTTGATGATATGCGCAGATGGTAAAGACGATTTTACTCTTATCATTTCTGAATTTAATGGAGATTTTTCATCTTGGAAAAACTTTCTCAATTCACATTGTAAGGGTGATTGGATTTATCAAATAGATGCAGATGAAATGATTGATGCCGAATTGATGGTTAATTTAGAGGATATCCTAAATGATAATGATGATGTTGACCTATTTTTTATTCCACGTATTAATACGGTAACCGGTCTTACCGATTACCATATAAAAAAATGGGGATGGAATGTAAACGAACGTGGGTGGGTCAATTTTCCAGATTATCAAACCCGATTATATAAAAGAAAGGATGAAATACTTTGGAAAAACAAAGTACATGAAAGGGTATACGGTTATCAAAAATACAGCAACTTCCCCGCAGAACCATTATTCTGCATAAAGCACGATAAGGATATAAAAAGACAAGAAAAACAAAACTCTTATTACGAAACATTATGAGAAAGTATTTACCAACATTAAGTGAACTAATAGATAGATTATCTATTATTCAATTGAAAGAAGTGTTTATTGCCGAACACAAAGATGAGTATGCAAAAGAAATTGCAGATATTGTGCACGATATTCAATTATATTTGAATGAAACAAAAGAACCAATTACAGCCGAAACAATCCGAGCAATAGTGGTTTTATCACAAATGAATCTTCATATTTGGCACAACGAATCCAACTATCGTAAAGGAATTAAAGATGGTAATAATCTTGAACTAACACATGGATTGAATGGCATTCGTAATACTGCTAAAAACAAAATTCAAGAAGTTATGGGAGGCAGAAAGGATTATAAGATTGATTGTTTGGCTGCAGATTTTAAAGATTGGGAAATATCATGGTAAAACGTGTTTGGGTAAATGGTTCGTTTGATGTTCTTCATATTGGACACATTAACTTACTTGAATACGCTAATTCGTTGGGAAACGTAAGAGTTGGATTAGATACCGATGAAAGAATTAAAGAAAAAAAAGGAGAAAATCGTCCATATAATATTTTGAAAGATAGAATAAAATTCTTATCTTCAATTAAATATGTAGATTCTATTGTAACATTTTCATCCGATAATGAACTTATAGATAGAATAAAAGAATACACACCGGATATAATGGTTATAGGAGATGATTATAAAAATAAAAATATAATAGGGCGATATTATATTCCTAATATATTTTATTTTTCCAGAGTACCAAACAAATCAACTAGTCAAATTTTAAATTATGATAAAACAAAACATCTATCGGGAATTTAAAATTACGAAAGGATTGCAAGAAGAGTTAACTATCAAAAACAATTAATTGTAAAGTTAAAAATAATGAAAGTTTTAGTTGTTGGTGCAGGTGCGTTTGGGTGCTCTATTGCTTTGGAACTATTTAATTGTAATTTTGATGTAACGCTAATTGAAACTAATTCATCAATAATGATGGGAGCATCCAAAAACAATCATAATAGAATCCATTATGGATATCATTATCCCAGAAGTTTAGAAACTGCTCTACAAAGTTTAGATGGATTAAATTCTTTTTTAGAAAATTATTCCGAGTGTATTGTTAAAAATTTTCCAAATTATTATGCAATAGCTAAACATGGTAGTCATGTATCGTCGTATGATTACATACAATTTTGTAACAATGCAAATATAGAATATAAATCTGAATTTCCTAATTCACTTTATTTAAACAATA